TCATGTAACTAGTCCATTCATCATCACAGTAAATTTTAATTCTATCCAACATTTCGTCATAGATTATGTTCATTTCTTCTGCACATCGTTTCCCAGTCTTGGCCATTTCATCAATAAGCATTAAAAATCGATCTGAACTTATTAAGTGGGGGTACCGAAATTCATCATTTTCTAATTTTTCAACTGTATCTTGATGTTGGGCCTCGACAAAATCATTAATATCAGTAGTTTTTTCCTGTTTGTATTCTAAACAATGGGTTAATTTACACATAGTATCCATCCCATTCAAATAATTAGTAATATTAGTATAAGAAACTGGCCTATCATTATCTTTCTTGGGCTTAGTGATATAATATCGACGATTTCTAAGTACTGTCTCCCTAATTTCATTAGTAAGTTCCAAATTACATTTGTCAGTACAAGGATTTTTCAGTTCATATAAATGACGTTTCATACTCTTTTTTAAAGTGGTCTGATAACAACAACGAGGACATTCATAAAAATCAGCTTTTGGCATTTTAGTCTATAACAAATAATAGATTATTCCTTTTAAGTGCATTTTAAGTTCCTTTTAAATACTTGATTTTATTTAAATATTTATCTTAAGTTCAAGGAGACCAAATCTTAGAATCATGTCGCACTGTATCAGTCTACTTAACTAAATCCTATTACATTATTTATTCGTCCTCTTTATGTATCTTTTATGCCTAATCTGATAATTAGACACCTAATCATAGTCTCTAAATTGTCTATTTTTCAAATTAGATGGATATGTGATTCAATTGAGCATGATTTCACTATCACTCAATGTTCTAGAATTCCTATTAGGATATCAGCAAGTCCTGTTACGTACCTGTTTAGTGTCTGTTACGTCTCTTTTTAGTACCTTTTACGTCCGAGTCCTATTTCAAAACTGATAATTAGACACCTAAATATGGTCTCTAAATTTCCAATTTTTCAAGTTAGATGGATATATGGTATTGAATGGATTTCGAATCTGATTCGCTGAAAACTTTTCGAAAAAACAGGACAAAACTTTAGCAATTCTTATGATATGCTCAAAAAATATGAGATGAGTGTGATTCAATTGAATGTGATTTCGCTCAATGTTCTAGAAATCGAAGTCTTATTGGTTTACCCTAATAATCTATTTGCTAAGCAATGAATTTAACTAAATAGCAATAGGTTTAGGTGTTAATCTAAGAACAGGCTTTAATGTTTTTTGTTTAAAAAACTAAGAGCATCATCTTCACCAGATTGCCACTTAATAGTACTAGGATCAATCCAATGAGCTCGACAAAGTGGACAGGTTTTATTTTTACTTAACCAAATAGTAAGACACTCTTCGTGAAAATAGTTTTTACAAGTTGTAACACATTGCACCAATGTTTCACCTGTCAAACTTTCAAAACAAATAAAACAATCTTCATCCGATTCTGAAAGTTTCCGTGTAGTATCAGGTTCTTTTTCCTCCTGTACTTTTCGTTTGTCTAATAATTTCTCTTCTAATGTTTTGCTTAGTCTTTGAAAATCGAGTTCCGATAAATGGTTGTTGTCAATCAAAGAGTGTGTTATCGAACTGATTTTGGCGATCCGTTCCGTAATAAAAATGAGATGTTTACAGATTTTCTTACGTAGAATGAAATCCATACAATTGCATTTACAGGGACTGTTGATAGTGATATCGACCTTATATACCTTATTAGATTGTCCTTTAACTCCAAAGTTCCATTTATCGGGTAAATGTTCGGCTTTTAATAGATAAATACGTTCGTTCAAAGCTCTAGAAATTCTGTCATTCATAATGTGGTTATATAATCCAAAATTGATATTCAATTTTTTGACTCAAATTAAGATGTTGTTTGAATAATATAATCTAAACTCAAAATGAATCAAGTCCATGACTACGATAGCACAACTTATGATGAGTCGGAATCGGACATAATTGATCTAGATGATACCGTAGAAGACTTTTCCGAAACAGATGATGAATCCTTAGAAGATACCGAAACGTCACTTGATAACCCTATTTTTGGGACATTTCCTTTATTTCTTAGAGGGTTATCTGATCCCAGTCATAAACGAAGTTTTGCGTCCTCCAAAATTTACCAAAGAGGACCACAGGGGAAAGTTAGGACTCGTCAACATATCGAAACCGAAGTTGACGGAAAACGAAAGAAATATGATTACGAAAAAGTTTTAGATAAAGAGGGGCGTATTTTAAGAGAAACAGGTAGTCCTATAGATTATGAAATAGTTCAACGGGATTTTTATCGCGACTTGGAAAATATTGTTAAGCCCCAACTACGTTCCGTTCCTCATCCCAGACATAAAATTCAAAGAAAAAATGGGAAAACAACTGACCCATTTAAGTATCATCGTGAACAGAAAAGAGATCAAAAGAAAGAAAAAGAAGTAGAACACAAAAAAACACAAAAAAAAGATAATGATGAGGGTTTTAATCCTCTAAAGTGGATAACCTGGTGATCATGTAGTCGTTGAGATTTCGTGACTTTTTAGTACCCCATAACCCTTGACTTTTTGTTCGCGGAACATCATAAGCCCACCTTCTCGTAAATAGACAGGGTGATATTTGAATTCGAATTCAATTGTCGCAGTGTCTCCACTTCGTAAACAAGTACTTGAAGTATCAATTGGTCGCACTGAAAATGGTTGAGTAATTTCATCTTCTTTGGTAGACTTACTCACTACTATTGGTGATTGATCTTGTGTAGTAGATCCCAGTTTGCTTTTAATATTGGTAATTTTAGTAATACGTGCGACTTGTCTGACATTATCAATATTAATCACAGGTTCATAAAATTCTTTGATACTTGTTGAATGTCGACCAACAATAGTAATTTCAGCAATATATTTCTTGGTCCCCCTTGGTTCTGGTTGTTTACCATCAAGTAAGACCATACCTTTTAGGATTTCTTGTCTTTCGATACCTCTTAGAGCGAATGTGACCGCTTGCCCGGATATACATTTAGCAACATTAGTTCTCTTATATTGAATGCTTTTAACTGTCACTTTACGAAAACTACCATCATGAAATGGTCCTAGCCAGTGTACCTGGCGTGCTTCTGCTGTACCACTTAATACAATTGTGCTAATAACGGTGCCGACGCCAGTAACAGTAAAAGTTTCATTAATACTAGCATGAAATGGTTCTAGGATTTTTTTGGCAAAATCGCTGTTACTGGGTACTTGATGTAAATGCCTAGTCAAAAGCTCTAAATTGGTCCCTTGGACATTAGAAATAGTAAACAATGGAACCAGTTCTAGACAATATTGTTTATGATAAAAATCCAAGTCTTGTTCAGTTTTGATGTGTAACACATTATAATTAATACTTTTTAGTAAAGTTTTAATTGTGTTATGATTTTTCTTGTAAACTGTCTCCTCGGCTTTATCTATCTTGGTAAAAATAATACTCATAGGAATTCTTTGCAAATAACCCAGAGCAATATGTTCCTTAGTCATAGGAGTAATTGCATTAGTTTTGGCTGCATCAATAATAATTAAAGCATGATCTGGAAAATGACCACAAACACCTCTAACGGTGGTATTTAAATACTTTAGATGTCCAGCCAAATCAATCAAACTTACTAGTCGACTACTCTTTTCGATCAACTCGTCACTGGAAGTCCTAAGACTATTAAGAATCTTTCCATGATGATCAAGACCAAGAAGACGTTGTCCGATACTACTAGTACGACCTGATTCAATTTCATGACGGTGATTACAAACTATTGATCTGGCAGATCCTCGTCCATTATCCAATTTGTTAGATGTTAGTACACCTACAAGTGAGCTTTTTCCACTGTCAACTGAACCAATTACTACGATTCTGGTTTCTCGATTTACTTGAATTTGGCGGCTAATTTCCAAGCGTAATACATATCTTGGTTTTTCTAGAACCGGGTTATCTGGAATTGGGCGAATAGTCCAACCTACACTTAATTCTTTAGTTGTGAAGTATTTATCATTATCATCGGGTCCTGTATTAATTGCATCATCAGCATCAGTTATATCAGTTGTGTTAATAGTCGGGCCTGGATTTATTAATGAAATAGGTGTATTGTATGAAAGATAGAGTTGTTTGAAACAACTTTCGATTGGTTGCTGGTTTTTTGATAGTTCAGTATTAGTTATTTTCCCATCAACCAGTTCCAATATCTTCATCAAGTGATCTAACGACAATTCCAAACAATCACTAGTAAGACCTAATTGATATCCATTATCGGTGACACCTAAATATAAAATAGCCAGACCATTGCCTTCTTGTAATCGATAATGTAATTGACTGGCTCTTGCCTGATAAATAAGACTGTTGCCATCTTGTAAGGTATATTTGTATTCAACTGGTCCTGCATCATTTTCAGGATCCAGGAACAGGTTGGTTTTTTCAATAATATTTGGTTTATCATAATCTAATTTCAACTTACTTCTGTGAGTTGTCGTCATACGTTCGGTCTTTAAATCTAATTAATGTTTTAAAAAGAAGAAAAATAATTTTTCTTTCCAATTAATTCTTAATTTTTTCAGTATTCTATATAAATTATAGGCAAAGTAAAGTCAAAGTCAGAAATGTCTTGCAATATGGTAATGCGAAATAGAGAAATCGTTTCTCATATGATTTTTGATCGTTATGGAGATAGATATTTTGTCTATTTTCAACCTATTTTTGAATATTTTCTACAAAATATTTCTTATCCTGAATTAGGTCTAGATTACTATCTAAATGGCACAATCAACAAAGAGTATACATACTATAGTAATCTAATAGACAGTCTCACTCCAGAAAATTGGGCACTTTATTTGACAAACGATAACGGTAAACTAGTTGGTACAGCTATTGGAACCGTAAGAGAATTAGAAGATAGGGGCGGATACGGGAGAATTCGGATTGCTGAATTAAGAAGTATTGATATCAAGAGCAAATATAGAGGACTCGGTCTATGCAAACCTACAGTCATGTTTATATTTTCATTTCTCTTTGAAACTGAACAAATAGATTATCTTTGGCTTTATAATGCAGCCGAAGAGTTGGGGTGCTATTGTTACGTAGCAGCTGGTCTTAATTCAGGTTTGAAAGTTGCGATTAGTGATCAATTTAATGAGATGAGTCCAATTTTGACACCGGAAATGTTTCGAAATCTACACTACCTAAAGACAGTCGACGAATGTCTTCAACTAGATTTGGAAGACATTGATATTAATATCACTGATGACTTAATGGAAGAAAGCGACTTGGGCCTTGATACTCATTTGATCTTTTATCTAGCTAGATAGCTTTGGGCTGAGTTTCACTATTAGTGATTTTTTCAAGATGGTCAAATTCAAAATATTATACAAATGATAGTATTTACTCATTTATATAATATTCACAAAACAGATATGTAGTAATATAAATCAACCCAATATAGTTTCTTCTAAGATTAGCTCTTGTGGATTATTTTCAATTATGTCATCTTCAATAATGGCATCATCAAGAAGCTGACTAGGAAATACAACTGCAATAGATTTTGTTGTTTTATTAGAGACCGGATTATTCGTTGTAATGGATGTTTGCTCATCTGCAATATCAATGATTTCATCATCAAATTTCTCTTCTTGGTGATCAACTCCCAAATTACGTAAATAATACTCATGTTCTATTGTATCCAACATAACAAACCTTTGGACTTCTACCCGATATTTCTGTCCAATTCGGACCGCTCGACCAATAGCTTGTTCCTCAATTACTCTTGCTGAGTTACTATCAGTATTCAGAGTATCAAGCAAAACAATATGATTGGCTTCTGTTAAATTTAAACCAGATGGCGCTTTTTCACTACTCATCAGAGCAACTCTAATACTATTATCTATCTTAAATTGTCTAATACGTCCGGTGATCATTGAAATGGAACCATTAAATACTGTACAATTGATGTCAAATTCTTCTAGAGTTTTCTTGACCAGACGTAAAAGACTATCATATTGTGAAAAAACAATTACTCGGTTATAACTAATCGCCAGAACCCTTTCTAAATATTTTAATAAATGTGCCATTTTGGTACCATATTTATTAATTTTCTCGTCCTTGTCATCCTTTTCTTTCAGGTCTTCTTCAGTCTTTGGTCTCATAATATTGACATCCTTTTTATTCAAACTATAACGACACACCGGACATTTACTTCCAGTATCGAAAACACTATTCAAACATTCTGCACAGAAAAGATGACCACAAACGGTAATCCCGCTACCTACTTCTGGACCAATATCATTATAGCAAATCGGACAGTTACTATACTCCTCTACCCTACTATTAATCGAATTGAAAATATTAAATTTGGTTTTGGCTGCGACTAGATCACTATTTGTTAATCTGATTTTCTCCTCCAAATCACTAATCTTGGTCAGATTATCGTATCTGTTTACCAAAAGTTTATCCCGTTCCTCATTTGATCTCGATATCCGTTTTTCTAATTTTTCAACCAGAATCTTGAAATGATCAGTCATTTTTTGATGAATCTGCTCTAAAGTTAATGGTTCGTTACCTAATACACTAGTGTAATCTTCTGAAACTAGAATATGGTTACAATATTGAATCATCTTTTCTTGGTCACCTTGGACACTGTTATACATACTACGTTCAAGTCTGCTCATTTTTAAGAATTCGGTTCGAATAATAGGTAATGGAATATTAATTTGATTTTCGACCTTATCCTTAGTATTCTTGCGAAAAATATTACGGTAAACTTCTAATAAAAATCGATCATACCTATTCTCCAAAATTTCGTTTTCAGTAACATTAAAGTCACCACCTGTAATAAACTTTAGTAAATAATAAACATCGGTCCTGTCGCGATAAGGGGTACCAGAACAAATCCAATAATATTTGCTTTTTACTTTCAATAACTCATCACGAATAGTAATAATCGCCTTTTCGGATGCATTTAATTGATAGCGCTTAGGTGTTACTTTTTTAAGGTATTCGTGGCCTTCATCCAAAATAACTCGGGCCCAATCGCACTGTAATAAATTTATCCTTGGTTCTGTTTCATCATCATTTCGGAGATATGTCAAATAGTTATCGTTAGTTAAAAAATTATAACTAACAATTACTACGTCAAATTTAGAACTAGATTTCAAATACCGATGGAATTGGGTAATTGTTCCAATTATTATTGGATTTAAATACTTGCCAACCGAAAGATTGATCTCTTCATGCCACTGCTTACATAATCTATTAGGACAAATCACTAAACTTTGACCAATCATCCCTCCGCGTTTTCGTTCAGCTATTAGACCAATCATGCTCATAGTTTTCCCTAAGCCAATGTCATCGGCTAATACACCTCCTTTAATATTGGCACTGAATTTAGAAAGAGTCTCGGGATTTAGAATATGACCAGATTGACGATTATAATATAAAAACTCCTCAATTGCAGCAATATAACGTCCTTCAATATCTCCATCAGGTAAATAAGTTGATGATTCCAAAAAATTCAAATCAACCCGATTTTCTTGGTTAACCATCCATTGCATATTTTTGGCCTGATGAGGAAAAGGCTTTCGTAAATAATTAACACCCAAATAAGGTGTGACATCTGTATTTAATCGAGTTAACTCCTCATCACTAGGCAAACAATCTGCTGGTTTTTCGACTAAAAACTCGGGATTGGAAAGGATTTTGTTAATAAGACTGGGTATAGTGGCTTTTTCGTAAATCTCCAATAATTGTTTGCGATCAATATAAAGATTCAAATGTAAATGACTCTTTTTCTCGTTTTCTAATGGATGAGACTTCAAAAGTAGACGGTAATCATGAGCAAACTTTTCAGACTTCAAAAGATCATAGAAACCTTCCAAATGGCCAAAAGTAAGATAATATGTCGCTAGTTTACGATAGGGGTAGATCATGTTATCCTTTTCATACGATTTTTGCTGAATGATATCCAGATTACCAAAAATACCATTATCGTTATTGTTTCCGTTTATGATTTTGCTTTGATAATAGATGTCATTACTCTGATCATCACCTCGAATCTCTAAATGGAGTGGATATTTGGGATTTAAACGAGTGCCATTGACAAGGGTTTTTAATTCGAAAAACTTAATGAATCTATCTTCGATTTCTTCTTCATTAAAATGGAAAAACTTTAAATACTTTTCGGTCATAGATCAATTGTTAATATTGATCAAAGAAATAAATCATTTTTTTCTTTGATCAATCGATGTATAGTATCGACGCTTTTGTTTTTGTTAGAAAGTCCTAACACCAGAACAGGATCGGTCTAATACCAATGTGCAATAGGTGGTGTCGGAACGGGTGTTTCATTCTTAGAAGAGTTGATAGATGAAACCAGTTCCTTAACGAATGGGACAACATACTTAACTATTAGTGGTCCAGCAATCTTAGCAATTTCACCTAGTTGGCTCATATCTAGAGCCTGATACTGAAGAGTCTTTGGATTGAAAATCCAATGTCTTCCAGAAATATCCCTAATGACTGTTTTAGTGTGAACTGGAATAGTGTTAGTTGGGACAAGAGTTGCACTTTGATATGGAAAATAAGACATAGTGTTTGTGTATATATTATAAGTAAATATTTTAACTAAAGAAGTTCATGTTAAAATGTCTTAGAATAATGTAAAGAAGATGTTTAGAATGCATCCAAAAGAATTACAATACTCACTATAGTTATATGTACTATAAGATTATAGTGTCACACAAAGTCCTTAATAATGCCATATGGTAAAGTTCATACTCACACAAAGAGTGAGGATTATGTCACTCAACTTTGGATTGATAACTATCCCACTAGATCTAATTAGTTTTGAACTCAATCTTTTATGCTTAATTTTATTAATATCGGTCTTACATCGGTTTTAAGTCAATATAAATATGCGTTTAAGTCGGTGCGAGTCGGTTCATCGATACGAAAATCAAAAGGGGGGGGTCATTGAAAAATTTCAAACTAATATAATTTCCTAATTTTAAGAAACTAATTTTAAGTGAGAAAAGCACCATCAACTAACTGTAAAAGTCCATCATGATTAAGACAGTATCCCCCTGTAAATTTATCTTGTTCCATTCTTTCCAGTCGATATTGAAATTCCTGTTCCAAACGATCCTCAAAATCAATTTGTCTGATCCCCTGATGGTCGCTGATCATTTTAATTTTATCCATTGACTCCATACCTGAAATAATATTATTAACAGTATTAAAATTATTTATAGTTTTGTTAATAGTATGACAGCCTCGTTCCGAACGATACAAATGAGGATCAGGTTGGCTGACAGTATATCTGTGATTAACTAATACTTCATCTTTAATTTGGTCAGTCAGTATAATCCCCGTTATATTGGGACATGGATTTTTTAAGTTTTCAAAATGACGTCTCATTTTATATCTTTGTGTAACAGTATAAAGACATCGAGGACATACATAATTATTTTGGGGATTAGGCATTTTGCTATAATATAAATACATAAGTCAAATTTAAGTCAAATTTAAGTCAAATTTAAGTCAAAAAATATTTATATTATAGCAAATAGAGATGTATTGTAATGTTTTTCATCAAAACATGTAAATTGTAAATATCGCAAAGGTTGAATGCTCTGAAGTGCCTTAAAGTAAATAAATTATTCAACAAATAATTCATTTTTGCTTTGCCACAAAAAAAATCTTTTATATAAATAAATTTATATTTCACATGGAACCAAAAATCGATTCATTAGAGTGCTCTGCACTCAAACAGGATTTGCAACCTTTACAGGGTACTCGCGATTTTTATCCATCGGACTTTTCTCGTAGAAAATGGCTATTCGATAAATGGCGTACTATTGCCAACCAATATTCCTATCAGGAATATGATGCGCCAATAGTTGAAAAAGCTTCACTCTGGAAAACAAAAGTCGGAAACGATACTGATATCCTAAAAGAAATGTATACTTTCAAACTACGTGACAGTGAACCAGAAATGTGTCTTAGACCGGAAATAACTCCATCATTAGCTCGCATGATCGCGAGCCGCAAGGATTTGCCATTACCTCTTCGTTGGTTTAGTATTCCTCAATGTTGGCGTTATGAATCAACTACTAAAGGACGAAAACGTGAATTTTATCAATGGAACGTAGATTTCTTGGGTATTTCTGGTAGTGAAGCTGAGTTGGAACTGCTTGTGATGATAGTTGATTTTTTCCAGGGAGTTGGTTTAAAACCTGGTCAAGTGGTTATCAAAATTTCTGATCGACTGGTTTTGGAAGTAATTTTGAATAATTTGGGTATATCAGAAGATGTTTTTGCGATTGTTTTTAACCTAATTGATAAATTCAATAAATTAGAGAAAGAAGAACTCACCGAACTATTCATCACCAAAACAGGTATAAGTGTCGAACAAATCTCGCAACTCTATCAAATATTGGAGTCGCGGGATTTTTCTGCTCTTGAGTCTATTGAACCCAATATAAATGAGGGGGTTCTAACTAATTTACAATCCATTTTCAGTGGAGCCACTCAATTAGGACTTGATGCTTGGTTAGAGTTGGATTTGACAATAGTTCGTGGTCTGACATATTATACTAAAACAGTATTCGAAGCATATTTTCAAGACACTGAACAAAGACGAGCCATTCTAGGTGGAGGCCGATATGATAATTTGTTGACCCAATACGGTGAATCACCGACACCCGCAGTTGGATTTGCGATGGGAGACGTGGTTATGATGTTAGGTCTCGAAGAGTTAGGATTGATACCAGTGCAAGAATTGAAACAAGAACCAAATTATTTGGTCATACCATTCAATGAATCATTACGAGCTGATGCTATGATTGTGGCCAGAACTCTGAGAGAGAAGATTCCTGGTCTAGTGGTTGAAACATATTTAGGGAAATGTCGATTGAAAAATGCTCTTGATTATGCCAATAAGATAGGAGTACCATATAGTATTATGATTTTCCCGGATGAGTGGATACAGGGAAAGATTACGGTTAAAGGTATGTTGCCGAACGATAAGTGCCAACAGACCTATAATCTCAAAGAGTATATTAATCACCTGATATATATATAGCCTTAAAATATCATAAGTTAGTCTTACTCCAAATTGAAATAATTCGGATCTCGATTTAATTCAAAACGTCTTAAAACAAAAATAACTTTCTTTATGTATAACAAAAATGACCATTATTAAACCTAGAAGTGAAGCTCGTTGTGGTTATATTCGCGGTTTTTGGGAAAAGGAGCCCAGTGTCAAAGACAACATTAAAAAGATCCAGTTTCGAACTCAAGTTGGCGGAACTCCCCTTAAAACTATTAAAGTAGAGGACTTTGAAAAAGAGGCAATTAGAGTTGCCTCTGCTTATAATCCACCTAAAATTAGAACCATATTAACATCAACTACTGGTGGTCATGCCTTAGCTTGTAATATCCAATTTGGAAATCAACAGGTTCAGTTTGTTTGTGTTGACGGTAATCGCCTTAGTCAATGGGAGTTTCAGAATCCACACACTGTTATTGGTCGTGTTAATAACAGTCAGTTAGAGCCTATTGTTTTCCAGGACTTAAATAATCTTAGTAGCAATGATATGACGAAAATTGATGCTTATGCTGGAAGTATTTGGTATTGTCTTTTTCTGTGGGAAGTTTTTGGTCGTGTGGGTATCATTGATGAAAGTCATGTTTATTTGAGTGTAGTCAATGTTGATATGGCCAATGCTTTTTGGAATAGTCATTATATGACTTACGGTAATGGAAACCAACCGGGCGCTCCTAAAATGGGACCTTTGACTAGTATTGATGTAGTTGGTCATGAATCTGGTCATGGTATCATTGAGGCTTTAGGTAATTTGACTTATCAGGGTGAATCGGGTGCACTTAATGAATCGATTGCTGATATTTTCGGAACCTGTTTAGAAAAGTATTATGATCTTCGTTCTAATAAACAGTTGTTTGATTGGGATTTAGGTGAAGATTTTATGGTGGGTGGTATGCGCTCTCTTTCTAATCCCAAGAGCCATGATCAACCTGATACTTATCGTGGTCGAAATTGGGTAGACCCCTATGGACAATTCGATAATGGTGGTGTTCATATTAATTCTGGTGTCAATAACTATTTTTTCTATAGTGTTGCGACTGGAGCTGAAGGTAAAAATGACGATGGAACTAGTTACAGTATCCAAAAAACTATCGAAATATTTAATATGGCAAAATTTATTTATCATTCTCTCAAGGGTTCACCAGGTTATCAAAAGATAACTCAAGATTTTAGTTACCATCAATATGCGGATTGTATACTTAATAATTGTGAGCACTTTCTAAAAGAAATGGGTCTTAGTAATACACTAATTAATAGTATAGGTGAGGGATTGGTTGCAGTCGGATTAAAACAGCGTCATGAAATTCCTCAAGTGCCTGATCAAGCTCCTGTACCACCCAATGAACCGGCTCCAGAAACCCCTGAACCCAATGAACCGGAAACCCCTGTACCCAATGAACCGGCACCTGTACCTAATGAACCGGCACCTGTACCTAATGAACCGGCTCCAGAAACCCCTGAACCTGCCCCAGAAACCCCTTCAACAACTCGACAGATAGTTTGGGGTAATGATTTTGTTAGCACTGGTTCTCCCTTCTATTCTTATGGTATTAGTTTTAATACAAGTCAAGGACTACTGACTTATTCTGGTGCTGAATTAATGTCTGCTTTTGATCTTAGTACACTGTCAAGCCCACAGCTTCATCTGGTGGTTGATCAAGGTTCAAATAATCTAGTTGTAAATATTGAAGTTGATGGACAGATATACAGACATACAGAATTGTCCGGTCATAATGAAACTCAATTAGCTCTCAATATTCCCAAGGCTAATACTCCTGTAAAAATTACCTTTACAGTAAAGTATGGTAGTTGGTGGCGATCAGGATGGTCTCTCTTTAAATATGTGGCTTTTAGTGACTTAGTGTAGAATAAGAAATATAATGTAGAACGAAAATAATCATTGATAATATAAATACCTGCTTGAATACTCTTATGGAGAAACACAGCGTTTCGGCTAATACAGTTAAGCAGGTTGCTGAGCAATCTAAAAATATATCTAATGAGATCAGCAAAACAGTACAATCTCTACAATTTCATGATATTATCCAACAGCGGGTTGAACATTTGAAAATAGCAGCACA